CCCCGCACTGCTCATGTGCAAAATGGCATCAATGCTGTAGTCGAGGATTTCCGCGCTTTGCACCTTGACCCGATCGCCGAGCGGCCGAACGTCTTCCTCATTCACTGCCAACCGCACCACGCCCAGCAGCTCGGCGCTGGCCTCGCCTTTTCCCTCAGTGCTGAGCACCGTTACCGTAACGTTGCACGGTGATGGACTTTCGGCCGAGGCGTCAGCCACCAGCCCCGAAGCGTTGCGTGTGTGCAGGATGTAGCTGTTACGCGGCCCGGCCGTGGTCAGCCCCTCATAAGCCAACTGGATGCGCTCGCGGTACGGGTCGTCTTCCTCCAGCACTTCAGGCACCGGCGGCGTGACGGTCAGATCCTCGGCTTGAATCACCAGGCGCGGCAGATTGACGTTGGCCCCAAGGTGGTCAAGGTCACTCTTGATCGCGTAGGCCAACAGCAGCGCCTTGGACGCGTCGTTGACCCGGGCGCGGTTGCCCAGCTTGATATAGGCCCCCGTCTCCAGCAGCTTGACCACCGGATCGGATTCCATGTTGGCCGTCCAGTTGTCGCCCAGGTCGACCCGAAAGGTGCTGAGGCAATCTTGAAAAGTCAGCTCATAATCCAGCGGTTCAAGCACGTCCGGCGCCGGCAGTGCGGACAGATCCAGAACACTCATGTACTCACCTCGGCCACGAAGTCGTTGCCCAGGTACTTGCCGGCAACAACAAAATCAATCTTTCCGCCCAGCACCGATTTCACACGGACGCTCCCAAGCTGCACGCGCGGTTCCCACCGCTCGATCGCGCGTGCGGCCTCGGCTTGAACCGAGCTTTTCCACCCGGCGTTAACCGGCAAGTCCACGTAACTACGCACCTTGCTGCCATATTCAGGACGCACCCGGCGGCTGCCGATCGGCGTGCTGAGGATGTCGCCGATGGACTGAATGACGCTCGGCAAATCGGCAATGGGCTGGCCGGTATGGCGATCCATTCCGATCATCTACGTCACTCCGGGGGTTCAATTTCGGGATGGGATTTCAGGTAGGTGACCGCCTGCTCATCGGACGCCGACACCTCGACAGTGGCCTTGACCACCGACAGCGTTCGATTCGTTCCAGGGATGCACAAGGTGCGCGAGGTGAAGACCGTATCGCGGAACTTCAACAGCAGATCCGGCGTTTGAAGTTGAGCTGGCACGGGTTGGCGAATCGGTGACGGCAGTTGCTCATCGATCGCTTGCTCATTGTTCTTGGCCATGGGTTTCCTCCGGGCATAAAAAAGCCCGCACTGGGCGGGCTGGATGGGTGATTAATGCTTGTGGTGATTGTCGCTACTGCCGACGGCCATGATGTTCGCGTCGCCGTCGATGTTACCGGTGACGTGTAACGTACCGTCGATATTGACCGGCCCCTTGATGTTCACAGCGCCCTCAAGATCGATCGTTCCAGACTTCACTGTCACCGCGTTATCCGTAACGACGAGTTCTGTACTGCCGACTTTGATCGTCACCGTGCCGGTCGGCAGGGTGATGGTGTAGCTCTTGGCCTGCCAGTCGTAGACCAGCGAACCGCCATCATCAAAACGCCAGACCTCGACGTGGTCGCGGTTGTCCGGTTGGGCGCCGGCATTGCCGTACAGCCCCGGAATGAAAGTGCCCATGCCGGCCTGGCCACTGGGGTTGAACAGCACCCCCTGCTCACCAGGACTCGGCGCGCGCCAGTGCCGCGCCTTGCCGGCGGCAAGGCTGTGCCAGCGCACCCAAGCACTTGTCCATTCGCCACTCGACACCCGCACAGTTCCTGCCGGTAGATCCACCCCCACCACTACGCAAGGCATCAGCATGGCCGCGATCATGCGGTCATGCTCTGCACTGGCGTAACTCATGGCGAGTCTTCCGGTGCCAACACAACTTCCACCGGAAAGCCGCCGTTCTCGGGAACCACTTCGGGATCATCTGACCAAGGCCAATCCTCCGCACCCAAATACAGCTTATGGGTCCATTCAACGACCCATACGGTGTAGCCATCCAGCTCCGGCTTGGTCCAGTCCTGCATGGCCTGAACGAACTCCGCAGGCTCGACCGCAACGCCCCAGGTTTGCAGGCGCAACAGCACTGCCAGTTGGGCGGCCAAGTGTGCGGCCTGCTGACAATGCTGCGCACGAATCGGGTCGACGATGATCCGCGCTTCGAACCTGCAGATCAGCGAGGTCTGCCCGGTACCGATGTCAGCACCGGGTTCCATTTCTGCCATTTCGATGAACACTGCAGGCAGCGCAATGCGATCCTTGATGTTGGGCCATGCCGTGACTGCTTTAACACCTGGCAGATGGCTCGATACCTGCTGTTCGATCGCCTGATAAAGCTCATCTAGGGTGAATGGTTCGTCAGACATTGGCCGTCCCCTTCAGGTACTTTTGAAACTCAAAGTTCAGCTCCTGCTGCAGGATCTCCAGCAAACGGCCATGGGCGCGCTTGACCCACTCGTCGAAGTGCGGACGGGCACCCTCAAGCGACACTTTGGCCTTTGCCAGTGGAAAGCGACTGCCGTTCTCCGCGACCCATCCAGAACTGGCACCGCCCCTCGCCGACGCTGTCGTATCGGGGTAGTCGTTCGAGTTGAAGTGCTTGCTTGCGGTACGGATCCAGATGTCGGGCTTGTTGCCGTAGACCTGTTTGAGGAAAGCGCCTTGATAACGGCGCCCCGCCACCGACACGCCGCTGCCGTTTTGCCGTGCGCGACCGATCCGGCTGGACTCAATGGCATTCAGTCCGAACCACAATTTACCGCTTGCGGCTCTGCCGGCGACCGGGTAGCTGCGCAAGCGCTGACGCACCGCTGCTACGGCAACGCGCTCCTGCCGGCCCACCGCACGCGCAATGTGAGTGCGCAACCACCCTAACGTTTTGTTGATGGCTCGACGCTGAGCAGCAGCGGCAGCTTTCGGCACCAATGCAGCGAAACCTTCAAAGGCTTGCAAATCTGCCGCCGAAGACTGAATTGTCAGCATCCCGCCACTGGCCGAGGATTTGTAATAACTGCCGACGCTCATGCTCGCATCCTCAAGATCAAAGCGACCAAACCGTCTCCGCTCGGCTCGAGCTGAATCAGGTCGTAGTCACCACCGCCGTCCAAGGCAGGCAAGTCGACGCTAACCAGCATGCCCTGTTCCAGACCATGGGAATCACTGACGCGGATCTCGAAGCGCGGCTCGCGCAATCCGGTGTTGAGCTTGCCGAACTTGGGTTGCAGCCAGGGCGCGGCAAACATACCGAGCACTGGGTCTTCGCGCCCCTCAATCCGCGCGGTATCGCCCAGCGTTTCGAACACCACCGCGTCGACCTCGGCGATCAGATCGCGAAAGCCCACGGTCAGAGTTCCAGCAGGATCTGGGCACGCGGTCGAGTGCAAAGATGCAGCGGGTTCGACTGCGCCTCACCAGCCATGCCTTTGTTGAAAGGCAGCGGCTCGATCATGCTGTAGTACGGAATGCCCTGAGTGTTGACCGTTTCCATGTAATCAGCCGGTGCGAACACGGAGATATACAGATCTGGCACGCCTTCAGGGATCAGAAGTGCCTTGTCGTCATGCACGAACGACACGCCGGCCACCTTGCCACGGTAGCGCTCCCAGATAATGCCGCCGAACTCGAAGCTTTCCCGGGCATCACCCCGCAGCGCGGCCGCTTGCTGACTGTTGAGGTAGGTTTCTTTTACCGAGGGGTGGACGATGAACTTGTTCCAAAAGTTTTTACCGCAGAAGGCGCGCGAGCCAGTACTGGTCACGCTACCCAATGCATCCTCCTGCATATCCAGCGCCTCGCCGCATTGAACCCGCAATTCAGTCTCTGGATCCGCCAGTCCCATGGACATCTTTTGCCGCTTCACACCGAAGCGGTCATAGAGATCCAGCAGTACGGTTTTGCCATCGGCGTCGAGGATCTGGCCATTCAATGCGCCCATGCGCTGGAATTCGTGCGTGGCGTCCAACTGACGCCGCGCCTTGGCCAGCCGCGCATTGACCACGTCTTGCACCGCCTGCAACTCAGTGCGAGTACCGAAGGCGCGGATACCCTGAATCTCATCGGCTTTGATGGTGAAGCGTTCCGGCAGGTGCACGGTGTTGAACGGGATAAGGCTGCGCTTGCTGGCCGCGACCACCAGGCCGGACGTACCGCGCTCACCGGCCGGCACCAGTGCCAGGGTGTCGCCGTCCTTCTCGATCTGCACAGTCAGGGTGGTAATGCCTTCCTCGCGAAACAAACCCAGTGCGCTGATGCGCCCTGGCAGGTACGGTTGATCATTGAGTGCAGCGGTCAGCGAATCGACGCTGAATGCTTCGTCGTCAAAAATGGCGATATCGGCCATGGGTACTCTCCAGAAACGAAAAATCCCGCACGCGGCGGGATGCATATAAAAAAAGGATCGACTTAGCGAACGATCACGAAATGAGTGGCGAGTGCTTTCTCGGCGGCCAGATCCAGGCCGGTCAGGTGTGCTTCGCTGACTTCGGCCAACCGCACCACGGCGCGGCCGCGACGCACCACATCCGACTCACCGAGCGGGCCGTAGAGAATGGCGACGGCGTTTTCCGTGCCGTCTTCCGCGGTCGGGTTGTACGGGGCGAACTCACTGGTCGCGGTCACCAGGCCGAGGATCTGACCAGGCTCCAGTGCGTGACCGGCAGCGACGTTGATTGCTTCTCGCGAGATGGTCCCGGCGCCCTCGGAAAGCAGGAACTCACCTGCATGCATCGGTTCGCGTTTAATAGTCATGGTCTTACTCCTTTAAAGGCTTGAGATTGAGCGGCCTGACGTGCCGCCCAAATCGACGGCGGATCGGGTTGCTTGGCTTGAATTTTGGGAGCCGGGTCTTCGTTCTGCGGGAGGCTGTTGTCGATCTCGAAGCCCCCGCCTTTACCGACGACTTTGTCGAAGAGCCGCGCACGCACGGCGCTGGTATCCAGTCCGGCCTGCACAAACTCCACCGCAAACTCTGGTAACCGGGCGGCAACGCAGAGATCGCGGATCGACTTGGCCTGGGTGATCGCAGCCTGCACAGTCGCTTCGTCAACCAGCTTGGTCGCTGCAATCAGCGGTTCGATCAAGTTGCTGATACCGGCCTGGGTGCATGACTGAGTGATCAGCAGAGCCAGCGCCGCCGCATCCGCACCAGGCGCCGATGACTCAGGCTGGTCGACCACCGGCTCGGTCGGTTTCGTGGGTTCGTTGAGCAGATCCAGCAGCGCCTGGGGCGTGCGCTGGTATTTCTGCATGACCGTCCCCTGCCCCAGACACGCCTTGATTTGCACACCGTCGCCGACTTCATCGGCCAATCCGAGGGCCACCGCTTCGCGAGCCGTCAGCCAGGTTTCTGCATCGACCAGGCGCCTTAACTCCACCTCGTCGATATCCGGCGCCTTGGCCTTGTAGGCTGTGATAATGAGCTCCAGCGCCTGATCTAACGCGGTCGCTACCTTGCGCATATCCTCGGCATCACCTGAGGCGTAGGTCCACGGGTTGTGGATCATCAGCGCGGCGTTTTCCGCGACTACCACTCGATGAGCGC